CAATCCATTCTTAATGAGCTAAAGTGTGGTTTGGTCATATGGCTCTCCCTTATACTGAATATATGTAAAGTACATACGTGTTGTTTACATATTTTATTAGCGTTTATTTGCTAAATAGCGCAAGAATACTTTTGTAATATTACGCGTAATTTTGTCTAACTTCTTATGAGGTACATCGTAAAATGCACCAAATAGAATACTGTGCACACTATCGTAAATCTTCTCTTCTTCAACAAGGTTCTCGTTTTTATCCATTTCTTATTCTCGCTTATTTGTAGTTGGTGATTTCAACCGCATAACTGGTAGCTATATAAGGTGATGATTTGCCGAGGAGTTCTCATCTCACGTTAGCTCCATAATCTTCAGAACGTGCTAGGCATTCATATTCCTACTAGTCAGAGGGGATTTTTACTCGTATAGTCACATCACAATTTCCGAGCAGCTGCGCTATTTTTCATACGGCACTTTTGGTTTCTTTGAGTCGGCTATCCATGAACTCTTAACCTGCTGCTTATGAGCGTCTACCTATTCCGCCACTTATATAGCCAGTTGATAGCACAAATACAGATGGAGGCGCACCAGTAAGACTGTCCACTGCCCTCTGAGCTGCTAAGCTCTTTGGTCCCAAGTCGTTTTAGAGTGTGTGAGTGGTTGTTTATAGATGCCCAATGCTTAGCTACTGCATGACCAATCTATAACCCTTAAACCTAGTTCTCTAAGGTGGGGCGCACCACAAACTGTATTTGTGCTGCCAGTTGACGGCACGATCACGGAGCAAAGGACTTCTCGTCTTTTAGACTTACTCCCGTTCGGGAACCCAGCTTTATTCCTCAAATTATGCCGCCAGTTATGCGGTTGAATTGTTAATATTCAACTGGGTACAATTTGTACCCGATTGAGCAGTTTATCGACTTGCTCAGGTCACCTGTAGAGTACATATTTACGAATCTGTATCTGACGGGTCAATTGGCTCTAGGTCTTTGATTGCTTCTTCAACCTCAGATTTGTCATACTCTTTGCCGTTTATTTCGATGAGGGTTATTGAATGGCCTGGCGATAGCACCTGATAACCCATCTTTTTCAGCTCGGCGGCTGTATACCAATTGTTGGCGACGGTGTATTTATCTATATTGCTCAACAGATAGCAGCCATCTACTACCGCTAGGACCCTTCTGACGCCAAAGCCTTTAGAGATATCATCCCCCGCGCACAGACAGTCCAGTGTCTTTTCTGCTGGCTCTAGCATTTCATCATTCCACCCCCAGTCGTTCTCTGCGACACTATAGTAATACCTTGTTACCTCATCTATTGTAAATATCGAGCCAGCTATTTTAGCCATTTTCTCATTGATATAAACGCCGTCACGACAAGTATCCTCACAACCAGTGATATCGCCGCGTATTCTAACTTTGTCTCCAGCCTTAAATCTTGTTACTGACATTATTCTTCCTCCTTTATTCCAAAATAAATCAACCAGTCTTTCTCGTTTTCTTTGATGGATTTTTTAGCTTCCTCTTTAGTTCCATATCGCACAGGCTCACCTGAATCGAAATAAGCATTTCTGGCACAACCTAGTTTCTGTGTATACTCGTCATAATAAATAGTATAGCCGCCCTCTTCATTCTCGAAATCTGGCTTAAACGTTGACGTTCGGCGTAATCTGACTTCAGCTAGCTCACGGTCGCGGGCTTTTTCGCACTCTTCTTTAGTGCGATAGGTTCTACCCATTTTATAGCGTGCGGTATCCCAATAGCATCCAGTACAAAAGTTATGGCTAATTCCTCCGTCTGAATGGAAAGACCAATATTCCTCACCTATTACAGGCTTCCAGTGAATACTATCTGTTGGTTCTTGGATTTCCTCAAACCAGTCGTCAAAATTGTTAAGAAAATAATTATATTTGATACCAAAATTGACCTTATCTTCGCCGTCTTTTACTCGCTTCTTAATCTCTAGATAGTCATAATCTGACAGACCATCTTCGCTCTTATGAGTTACTCTTTCAAACACCTCACCAGCTTTCGCGTAGGGCAGGTCTTTAAGCAGCTTATAGTAATTAGGTTTTACTTCTCTTTCCATGTATCATCCTCCCTAAATTCTTTTAGCCATTCTTTGTCTTGTTTAGCTATATTGTACTCAGATATTGCTACGAAAATTAACAAAAACATGATTATTATCCAAATTAAGATAAACATTTACTCTCCTTTGTTTTTGATGTCTTTAATTAAAATTTCTAGCTCTCCGTCTGTCCATTTGTAGGGCTTTTTCATGCTTTCCAACAGGTCAACGATATCTTCGCCATAAGTTTTGAGCATGAATCTTGTGTAACCAATCATATTTCCTTCATCAAATCGATTACACGATCGACATTGAGCGTGAACATTTCGTTCATCATATCTTAACGCCATCCATCTTCTATTTATGAAGTGTCCAGCATCAGCTTGTTCAAAGGGTTTTCTCTGCCCACACGAACAACATATAAAAAATCCATCTTCAGAATCTCTCATTCGTATATATTTTGAGAAAACTCTGTCAGCTTTTTTAATTAATTTTCGACTTGCCACGCCTGCTCTTCTCCCCGCCCTTTTTACCTGCGATTTTTGCTCGTTGTGGACCCGTAAGCCCATCATCGCCGATAGATAGACTTGCGAAGCCGCCGCTTGTGCCGTTACTTCCGCCAATTCTCCCAATGTCTGAATAAAAGTTAGGATTTTTAGCTAAATTAGCATCTCTAGCTTTCAGACCTCCTGCTTTGGTCCCTGTCATCTTTTAACCTCCAAATTCTTACGAATCGACCATTCATGATCGGTCGTTTACTTTTTCGCCAACCAACAGGCTGGAAATCATTGTTGAATACTTTTCCTGTTGTATTCCTATGAATATACTCAGGGCGAGGACAAACCTTTAGAACATCTTCAATGGTGATTAAAGGCTTATCTTCTAGTAATTCTTTAGCGGCCAGTCGTGCACTTTCTAGCCACACCTCTCGCTCTTTTTTGAACAAATCTTTGACGGTTACCATATGTTTTTATCCTCTATAATAAAGCCGCCTAAAGTCGTTATTTTACGGATAGTACCGCCAAACTTTTTTTCTAAAAGCTCTAGCCTCTTTTCTTGTCGTAAAGTTTCTGCTTAACTTTTCGCTTTTGACGATATACGTCACGCAGTTGTTTACGTCTCTTAATCTCTTTGAAGCCACTCTCTTCCCCCCGATTCAATCTTCGTGAGATTACTAAATTATTATCTATAAATGTCCACTTAAACTTTTTCATGAACCTGATATCTGGGTCTGTTATTTTTAAGACAAACCCATTGTCAGTTTCTAACAAGTAGATTTTCTTTCGTCTTGTCATTTAGCCTCCTAAAAAGGGATTTCGCTCAGATCTACCTCTTCTGGGATATCCTCAACAACTTCGTCAGTTTTATTTTTTAGCTTTGGCTCGTATGACCAGATATTACGCTCATATCGGTGTTTCTCATCGCCGTTATTATCTGTATAAGTTTCCTCAGTTTTTTCGACTGTATACCAGCAAGATTTACCTGGTAACTTCTGAACAAGCTGAGACATTTCATACAGACTTTTCATATTCTTGAAAAAGTCGCGATCTTTCTGCTTCTGGTCATCATCTTTGGCGTTGTGTACAAAAATCTTGCGGATTTTATCAACAGAAAAAGGCGTTGCTGCACCGGTAAACCATAATCGTGCACTGCCTTGTTCGCCGTTTACGCCTTGAACTTTCACGTTCAAAAATACTTTATCATTTGCATTTTTTTCAAAAGTAGCCTTGGTGATTGTTACAGCGTGAACGCCCTCAGTAAAATATGTTGATTCTTTCAAATCTTCCTCGCTTAATGTCATGTTCTTCAATTCTTCGTCCGTCATACCCTTTATCCTTTCTTTAGAACATTAATTTTTGGACTTCTTTTTCAACGATTGTTAGCGTTGCAGTCTGTAGCTTGCCAGCCATCTCTATTTCTGCTTGTAAATCTTCTCGTTTAATTTCGAACACCTGCAATGCTACCTGCTCAGGCACAATTACATCTGAATACATAACAAAATACAGCTTTTGCAGATTCTCATTAACCAAAAAATACTGAACAACCTGATCTTTATAATCAATTGGGTAACTTTTTTCATAAAAAGCCTTCACCATCTTCCAGGTATCTAGACATTTAACTTCAACTGCCTCCATGATATCAGTAGACTCATCAATAGGCTCTGCAATTTCCCCATCTGGTGAGCAAATCATATATTTGTTCACGTCAGATTGCCATACCCGCCCAGAGAAAATAATCTTACCGATTTTTTGAGATGCCACCTCAAGAGCTTCTTGCTCCAAAATTTCGCCACGAGCCATCATTGAGAACTGACGGCCGTTCAATCTCTCTTCATAATCATTAGGGTTAATTGGTTTAGCAATTCGCTCAGCAATAAGTTTATAGATGGAGTCATTGAGTTGAACAGTATAGTCCAGCTCGTCCAATTCTTCTTTAGTCATACTGTTTCTAATATTTTCGATTGTTAATCGTGAGCTGAACCTATAACCCTTTGATTCGGCAAATTCCAATAACTCAGCTTTTGAGATATAGCGAGGCTTGGAGTAATCTTTAGCTTTTGAACCGCTAATTGCCCCTTCATGAAGTGTCAACCATTCTTCGCTTCGTTGTGGTATGTTTAGGATTTTCATTATTCCAACCCTGCCTTCACTTCATCTTTAACACCGACAAGCTCACGTGATAGCTTTGGATTGGCTCTGAGAATCTCAATATATTTCTCTTTCAATTCACCTAGTGTTTTACAAGATCGTAAGGCTGTTTCAGCAGCTTTTAGGTCGGCAGACTCTTTATCATTCCTTTCTTTGAGCTTGCGTTCAAGATTGCCATCATCGTCAGTATCGACAAGTAAATCAAGCATTGCTATATATGAATACCGCTTCATGTAAGTAATGCCTGAGCCTTGTGTTTGTGGATTGTTAGGTGCGCTTTCAACTGGTGCAATATCTTCAAGCATCTCGCCACTTTCAAGATGAATAAGCTTCGTCTTAATAGCTGTTTTAGTATCAATGTGGCTGATCGTCTGTTTAACCATTAAGCCGCATTTCTCTAAATCTTCTCGCGTCTCGCTAACTACAACATTGTAGTCTGCGTACTTGCTTTTGAAATATGGGTTTTCTTTTGAGGCTTTCACTAGTGGTGTTATTTTGCGAAACTCTTGTAAGGCTTTGTATAATCCACTCATCTACACCTCCTTTCTATAAAAATCTTAAATATCTTCTATTTGTATAAACTGACCATGCTTTATATCCTTGGGATTTCCACACATGATAAGCACAGTCAATGTTTACTTCTGGGTTATGCGAATCGCAGGCTTCTCGTCCAGGTAAGATTCGTACCTGAAACAGAGAAACTGAATAGCCATACGTTCGGCCATTTTGTGTAAATGTCAGGTTTGTATCACCTATAGCATTTTCATTACACGAACTTTCAGCTTGCATAATAGCCTTCATGGTTCGCACGTCCCAATTGTATTTTTGAAGTAAAGGTTGAAATCTTTCGCAGCCGCCTGCACGCCCTGCCTCCACAGCAGGTTTTTGAGGTGTAGGCGAGACTTCAACCTTTGGCGCGGCTGTTTCCTTGAGCGATGACTGCCGCTTCGTCATCGCTACTGTTTTGACACTTCGACCTTGACGTTCTTGACGATAGTAGCCGCCTCAGACTTTACTTGCTCGGTTTGAGACTTCTGATATTGCATACCGCCGATAAAAGCGATCATGCCTGTGATCAAGATAGTGATTACGATAGTTTTGATAGTTTCAATGTTAAGCTTTTTCATTTTTTCTCCTTTTGATTGTTATGCTTGGTAAACAGAGCGCTGCGGTTCTTAGCTCATTTTTCATATTACGCGAGTATGAATGTGTAACTATGTGAGCATATACTTTAGTTTTGCGTTTTTCTGGACTGAGTATTCAAAACTTTAAGGATGGCCAGAACCGCAGCACTCTGTTTACCGTTTATTGTTGGGCCAAAGCGAAGCTCCTGGTTCTTACTGCGAACGGCATCTCCGTCGAGACTAATTCCAATACTTTCCCCGGATGACGTATCACTGTAATAAATGAAGCTTGATTGCGTTGTTAATGTGCCATTATTCATCTCAACAGCATGTCTAGATCACACGTCAGGCATGCTCTATAAGAGGAACAATGAGCAAAAACAGAAAAACCCGCTAGCTCTCTACTTCTAGCGGGTTTTTCCATACAACAAAAAACGTCCTGACAAACATCAGAACGCTTTATTGAGACCTGTTAGTTTATCTCAATCGCAGGAACTTGGTGAGGGGCGCCTCCCCATAACTACGATTGTCCACCACAACAATTCCGTTT